AGTCGCATAGTCATATCCTTAGGCCGTTGGTATAGCCTGATTTGCGCCGCCTGCTGTACTGTTAGTATCCTGTACACCGGCTTTATCTAAGTCATCGTTGTATGCATCTTCAAGTTCTTTAAGGTCTATGTTTGATCCTTGAAGATCAATAGAACCTTCTTTGACATCATCCATCAATGACATTGGAATAGTGATCTTAACAAGCCATACTTTTTTATTGATGCCTTTAGGATAATTTGTGCCAGGCACAAAGTCATCATAATTTTCAACTTCGATAGGAACTTTGATCTCTGTTTCTATCCATTTTACTTCACAATTGACAGCATATAATCTCTTGACAGCTCTAGGATCTGGCATCAACTTATATGGCCACATAAATGTGCAGGTAACATTATATCTGCCGATTTCTGGACCATCTACTAATTCACCTAATAACCAGTTTTTAAAAGCGTAAATATCAAGCTCATCCAATACTCTCTCAAAGTCCAATAGTATAGACATGCTTCCGTCGCTGGTCATAACACCCTTAATGGTATTAATTATGCTATCGAAATCAATACTATCAAACCATTTATCGGCGACTTGTTTATGGAACATAGTGTATTTATCTTTATAATAGAGTGTCGTAAGAGAAGGGTAGCTTAGAGTTTAGAACAGTATTTATCATTTTATAGCATGTAAAGTCTGTCATATTTTATTAGTCTTTCCTCCATTAAATAGTTTTGAGATTGATACAATCTCATAACAGTACAGGAGAATTACGCTTGAGCAAAAGAAAAACGGGTGCTTTAAGAAAAGAACAGAACAGATACATGCAAAATCATAAACATCAAAATCTATATGTAACAGAAACAATAGACTTCAACAAAGAGCATTACAGACGTAATCGAAAACCGATCGAACTGCTACCGCAGTCAGTCAATCAAGAAAAATATATCCTATCACTAATCGACAGAGACTTAGACATCGTAGTTGTGTCCGGGCCCGCTGGCACCGGCAAGACATACTTGGCGATGCTAGCCGCGATCAAGTCCCTAAGACAAGGCGACTGCGATAAGATCATATTGACTAGACCTGCGGTAGCGGTCGATGATGAAAAGCATGGATTCTTACCTGGAGATCTAAACAGCAAGATGGAACCTTGGGTCCGTCCGTTACTTGATGTGCTAAAAGAATATTATAGCACTAAAGAATTAGAATACATGCTAAATGAACAAATCATTGAAATCACTCCACTAGCATTTTGCCGTGGTAGAAACTTTAAGAACGCATGGATCATATTGGACGAGGCGCAGAATGCTACACCTAGCCAACTTAAGATGTTGATGACTCGTATAGGGCAGGGTAGCAAGATAGTTGTTACAGGTGACATCGAACAGACAGACAGACGAACCGCTGACAATGGCCTTTTAGATTTAACATCGAGGCTAAATAAGAACCCTGTCTACAGCATCGGTATATGTGAGTTTGAACTAAAGGATATAAGAAGACATAGAATCATAGAACATATTCTACATCTATATAGTAGCTAGGATTTAATATCACGCTTCTTTGCTAGGGCTGGCCCTTCTTTCTCAAGCTGGGCCACCATAGTAGGATATATTTTCTTATAGTACTCATTGAGTTGGTCAAATGTCCTGTCTAACTTTTTTCCTTCTACAACACACTTTTCTACCTTGCGTAGGCCATAATCAATGATGATATTTGAAGTTGATGAATCGCTACCGCGCACACGCTTGACAAATCGTGCTTGTTCATCGATCTGTCCGCCCGCCTTTCGATAAAAACTTATCAACAGATATCGCATATGTTCTATTTAATAGATCAAGAAGTCAATTCAATTAATGTTGCAGCTAGACAGATTTCTGGGATACCCACAAGAGGCAACTGCGCTAGCCCATTGCGTATATGAATAATAGCAGCATCGCGCTGTGTATTATTTTGACCCCATAGTTCAAGATTGTCATACATCCACTTATAGACATCCTCGATTCGTGTTGGATATATTCCAATATACTCAATCAGAACCTGCCTTCCGCCCAACACATCACCGTTCTTAAACGATTCTATAGCCTTTAGTAATAACGCATCATCACTATTTGCTTCAGTAGAGGGTCTGGTCAAACTGCCAGTGATGCTATTTGCCTGTAGTTGATTCAAGCATTTTCGTAGATCAGGATATGTAGCGCGAACATATGTATCCAATACTTCTAGATCGAACTCAATGTTCTCTGTGACAAGTACTGTAGCGGCTCTTGCTGTGAATTCAGTCATATCAGTCTTAGCGATATGAAATTCATGGCAGCGACTCTTTAGTGCAGGAATTATCTTGTGACGATAGTTACAAGTGAGGATATAGCGTACTGTCATGTGATACGCTTCCATATCATTTCTCAAGGCGGCTTGCGCCGGGGGTGTGAGATAGTCCGCTTCGTCTAACAGCACTACCTTGAACTTGCCGAAAGGCATAGTCTGCACAAAACTATTAATCTTTTCTCTTAGCATATCAATGCCGTTTTCGCGGCTAGCATTGATCTCAAGCACATCGAAATCTTCTATAGCCAACTCATTGATCAATACCTTAGCAAGGGTAGTCTTACCAGTGCCGGGGTCGCCGCTCAATAATAGATGCGGTATGCTTTCTTCTTTGATCCAGTGCTGTACTGTGTTTCGCTGATTTTCATCAACGAATACATATTCTGTGACCTTCTTAGGTCTATATGCTTCTACCCAGAGTTTATTCTTCATTCTTTCCTATCGCCGAAAAGTTGCAATAATGATAAGAATATATTAATGAAATTCAAGTACAATGTCAACGCCCCCTGGACTTCCTCGACATGATCAGTGCTATTTTGGGTCACTAACTCACGGATACGCTGAGTATCATAGGCAGTAAGGCCAAGAAAAATAATAATGGCCAAAGCACTAATAACCATAGCAAAAAGGCTGCTACCGATAAAGATATTAACAATACTGGCAATAATAATGGCAATAAGGCCAACAAACATAAACTTACCAATACTATCCAGATTATTTTTAGTAAAGTACCCATAAAAACTCATCACCCCGAATAAGATGGCTGCTCCCATGAATGCGCTAACGATGCTGCCCATCTGAAATACAGCAAAGATAGTTGCAAAACTTAGACCCATCAATGCTGCAAATCCATGCAATAATAAAAGTGCTACGTTTCGATCTGGTCTATTGTTCAATGCCATTGTCACTGCGAAAACTGCCGCCAAAGGCGCAAAGATTACGATCCACTTCGTCCAACCTGTGAAAAAGAATTGCAGTAATTCTGGGCTAGTGCCTACAAGATAACTTACTAACATTGAGGTCAATACTGCTAGGCTCATGTTCTGATATACACGGGCCATAGAAATATTGATTTCGCTTGCTGATTTATATGGATGTGAGATACTATACATAATTACTCCTTATCACCTATAGTGTCATCGTTGACCGGCTCATCGCTTATCAATAATACATCTTTAGGGTCAACTTTACGGATAATCAATTCACCCGTTTTATCTTCTATCTTGATACCGCGAGTCCAACGACCATGATCAATCATTATATACTGTCCGACCTTAACATCTTTTTGTTTGGGTCCTATAGCATATACCTTTCCCCATCTTGGTCTTATACCCCTACTAGTAGTGTCATCATTTCTAAGTAAGATGCCGCCTTGAGTGATCCTGTCACCGAAATACATATCTGATACTATGATAGTATCGTTTAACGGTTTCAAACCTTTTACCTTATATGAATTTATATTTGCCATATTATTTGTTTGCGTCCTTTGCTTTAATTTGTTCAACTTCTAGATCATCTATAGTAAAATTATCTAATTCTATTTCTTCTTTAGTCAATGCAGGTGGTGCTTTAGATGCTGGCACAGTTTGTTTATTATTTTGCGCCTTACTTTTTTGTGGCTGTGCTGATCTATTGCCTACAGTCGCTTGATATTGCTGGCCCACTTTTTGTGTAGCAGGTATGATTATTTTGCCCTCGCTATCAATAGTATCACCGCGGGCATTAACATTCATATTACCTACTGCACGGACGCGCTCATTTTTGGCTGCGAGTGCTGCCATATCAATTGTTTTTCCTTGCGCCGATCGATATTGTTTCATAATTTCCTCACTTTATAAATTCGTCAATCGACAAATCATAATACAAACTATTTATTTTGTGTATACCTAAAAGATATAAAACGAAACTGCTAACACTACTACCTCTACCAACGCCCCATACTATGTTATTGTTTCGCATAGTATCTACAAGATATTTCATATAACGCAATACATCAAACATGTCTCGTTCTTGAAATAATAATAATTCTTGTCCTACCCGCTGTACCTCTTCTTCAGTCTTACATAAGTCTAATATATATTTGGCTATGTCTAGCTCTTTATAATCAGCAGGCATATGCCAGTTATTTTGGTTCTTAATATCGAATTCTGTTACAGACAACTCCGGATTATTGTAATGAACAATATTGGGTAGACTTGTCAAATCTAATTTGTCAGATAAATGTAATGATTCTTCTGATAACGCTTCCTTAAAATTTTTACATGGATCTGTCAGATACATGTCACAGAGATCGTTTTCCGTTAGTATTATTTGTCCATATACATCAGTTCGCATATTAACATATTATATTAAGTTTCTTTCCAAGTCAAGCCTAAATCTTTCCAACTATCACACTTATGGTCAAATAGATTCACGATCTTGTCCTTTTTATTAGACTTATCAGCCATGACTAATGTGCTGTCATTATACCAATATTTCCCAGCGAACTCTGCTGCTGCTACTTCACGGTTAAGTTCAAATTTAATTAGATTGCTTAACTTGCTACCTACCAATATCTCTTCCATCATGATCCTACCTTCCATTATAGCATTGCATTTATTCATTAAGACCATGCCTATGATCTGATCATATGGATCTTCTGGTATAGTGCAAACTTTTATACCTGCTAAATGGTATTTGTTTATAGCATCATTATGTTCTATAGATATGAATAAACAATCTTCTACCACAGAGCCTAAGAAATGTGTCACTCGCTCTATGGCTATGTTTTGTTCCCTAGCATCTTCTGTGTATATTTCAAACTTCGCATCCAATTCATAAAAATTAACCATGAATTTATTTTCAAAATGGATAGCAGATTGAAACGTAAAATTTTTCTGTACCTTGCTATGCGACATACAGTTATTTACTAATCCTGACTTGCCCCTCAATGTTTTGTTTCTTGATCATAGCATCGATCTTCTTTTGATATTCTTTTTTGTAACTTTCAATCACCATGCTTATTTGGTTAATGAGAGGGCCATTACCTGTACGCTGCGCGAACGTCAACTTTGTATAGAGGCTTGTTATAGTTTCTTGAAGTTGATCTATAGATTTATCACTAAGATCGTTTATGAATGGATGTTCCATTTATTACCAAGTTGATAATTCTACTCGTTTCCAGATATTTGAACCGCTGTAAAATGTAGCATCCATATAAGTTTGACCTGCATTTGCTGCCACAGTTGTCAATGCTAATGTGGTTCCCGCTGTACCGCTAGTTCTAGTATCACTAATGGTGATAGTCTGTGATGTAGGTTTAGTCTTTACGAAATAAACTTGACCTGAAGTTATGCCTGCAAACGATGTCACGCTCGTTCCATTTATAAACATAGTATCAAATACTACAGGCATATTTACTACTACGCCAGTTCCTAATGCAGCACCAAAACTTATAATATTCGTACCAGTAGTTGTTGAAATCGCATTACCGGTAAGTTTTGTTGAATCAAAATCATCTGTACAAACGTACAAATAATTAGCGTCAACTGATACAGTACCTGCAACATCTCCTAAAAACCCAGTGGGGGAAGGAGTGCGAACTTGTATAGCAGTAGTCTGGAACGGTCTATTAGTAGGTTCTACAAATAATGTGTTACCGCAATCAGTTGATGTAACAGTTAGATTAATCTGTGTAACATCATATGGAAAAGTCAATGTAGCCAATCCACCATTAGAGCCTGAATTTTCAAGAAGACTCCAACCTGAATTTTCATTTATTTGTGCATTTGCTGAGAATGTTATATTAAAATTTGCTTGATTATTTGGTCTGCCTAATTGTAGTTTTACTGTGCTTTGTGTATTGATAGGAGCCCAGCTTCCGAAATTTAATACTATGTTTCCTGCTAGATTACCATACTGTAAATCGCCTAAACTGCAATCTATAAGCACATTATCTGCTAATGCGTTTCCTAAATTAAATGTAGTGGCACGGAACTGTAATGTGCTTGCATTAGCGATCAATGTATTAGCCATGTCATTGTTTAATACACTATTTGCTAAGGCTGACTTAAGCACAACCTTATTCTGCAAGTCTGTTATCTCAGTACCTGCTGTATTCAAGTTAGTTTTTATGGCTGTGAAGTTGTTACGGAACCCCTGAGTGCTATTATTTTCCCCAGGTATTGGGTAATTTACATCGATGCCATTTGTGTTAATCGTACTCATATGTGTAATGTGTCCCTAAGTATTTATGTGAACTAAAACTATCATAAATTATACTGTGTTTTGTCAGGCAATATAGTTTTTCTAGGGAATAAAACATAAAAATCTTTGCTGTCAGCAGGATTTGGAACAGGAACTCCGCTAGGATATCTAGTCCAAGAACTTGGTGTGACTTGTGTAGATAAGTCATAAGTTAATTCTTTACCTACTGTGAATCTATCAATTTGAAAATTGATCTGATTTAGTTTATATTCCCATTCTGTCTCTATATTGTGCTTGATGATTTTTGCAAAAGACATAGCATCGAATATCCCTGACATGTTTCCTGTGCCTGATACAAGATTAATGTTAGTACCATATTGAGTGGTGCTTAATTTTATACGGTTAGTTACAGTGTTTATCTCATTGACATAATATGTTACACTTGGAGACAGATTTCCTATGCTGTCACCGTTAAAAATTATCTTTCCGCCAACTATTAATCCATTAGTAGTGTTGAGTTGTACCTCTTTTGATATACTAAATGTTTGAGTGGCAATGACTGTCACAGGTTCAGGTATCTTTGTATATGCAATGACCCAAGCGGGTGTAAAACCTAATGTGTTACCGTCAGATTGCTGACTTGTCATCCATAGAGGTAATAGCCTAAAATTAAAATCAGCACCTAAATCTTGTTCGATTCGTTTACGCATATTTTCTAAACTGTTGGGATATAAAACTCTAGCATACCCAGGAGTCAAACTAGTATAAAATATAGGCACACCCTGTTGCATCAAGATAGGAAGCCCAGCCTGAGTCAACAGATCATATTCAAAGTAATTAGTGATGATTTTTGCTTCTTGATTAAAAATGTAACTTGTATAAATTTCTTTATTACTTGTATACCATGGACCTTGATTTAAATCAATGAATCTAGGCCAGAATATTTCTTCGCTAACACTTTCACTGTATCTGTAATCATATTCTTCATGGTGACCTGCGATAGCCGGTTCATATTTTTGCAAATTATCTATTACAGTAGAGTAAACTACTTCATATAAAGGTTCGCCTAGATTATCTTTTGCAACTGCTGTTTTAAGTTCGCCTAATATAATACTGCGCCAGTAATGATTCTTCTTTACAGCCTCCATATATTTTTCTATATCGCTAGAATAAATGCCATATGCATGTGCATATATTATACAATTAGCTTTGCCGTAATTAGGATCGTCTGATCTATAGATATACTGAGAAGGTATCAACGTTGAATCATCTAATAATGAATCTAAGATATCTCTATCACGCAAACTTGGTGTGCATTTTATATACA